GTTAAACAAGGTACGATTAGCGGGTCAATGCCTGACCATTTTCCTAGTTCGAGTCGATCTAGTCTATTCACGCTATACCCCTGCAGCCTAACATTGGCGATGCCAGCCGCGATTAGCAAAAGCCGTGCCAATTTTTCGCCGCCCAAACTATTTTTATCGCGCCGACGAACGGTCGCTTTTTCGCCCACCGATGTGATACTATTTGTTTGTCGGCAATGCCGCCGACGATTCGAAGGGGATTGAAATGACACAACGTAAATTGCGGGTTGACCATAGCGGCGCGGACACTATTGAATGGCGCGATGCCGTTAACGGGGAAGTTGTTTTGACGCTACACATGCCGTTTAGCGCCTACGCCGATGAAACTATCCGCGCGGCGTTGCGGTACGGGTGCACCCAAATAGTGCAAGACGGCGGCGCGGTTTCCGCCGGCGCATCGTTCGGGGAAAAAGTTTCCGGAATGCGGGCGCGCATTGCACAACTTGAAACCGGCACCTATCGCCTAGGCCAACGCGGCGGCATGGTGGATTCCGACGTTTTCGCGGCAATGATCGCATTGGGCATGATTACTGATACGCCCGACAATCGCGGGAAATGGCGCGATGCGAAAAAGTCGCAACGCGACGCGATCCGCCGGAAACCCGCCATCGCGCAATGGATCGCGGAAAACGCGACCGACGCGGACGCGGCCGAATCCGCCGTGACCAATATTTTCAGTTAGTTAGCACGCACTAACTTTCGGGGCGCAAACCGCGCCCCGTTTTTTCGTCCCGACTTGCGAATGCGTCGCATTTAATGTGGGCACTTACTAACGTTAGTTAGTACCAACGCACGTCAGTTAGCACCCACTAACGCTAGTTAGTGCTAACTAACTTCCCCGCGCGCCGCCACCCGATAGTGAGTGCTTACTAACCCGGGGGTAGCTCGCGGCAGGCGGGGAGGTTGAGTTTGACCTTTAGGGGGAGTATGTCATACTGGACGCATGGCTTTTAGACCCCGGGGGTAAGCAGGATGGATGAGAGGACAGGCAGGGACTCCCAGATGGGGCCCGCCGCGAATAAGTCGCTGGATGAGCTGCTCCCCTCGCGCTCTGTTGTTAAGAGGATCTCGTATACGCATGACGCGATGATTGATCTGATTATTGCGGACCCCCTTATCTCGCAAGGGCAGCTCGCTCGGCACTTTGGCTACACGGAAGGGTGGGTTTCGCAGGTGTTTAACTCGGATAACTTCCGGGAGAGGCTGGCGGAGCGTAAAGGAGAGGTCGTCGATCCGGTGCTCAAGATGAGTATTGAGGAGAAACTCCGCGGCCTGGTTGATAAGAGCATTGAAGTGTTGATGAAGAAGCTCGTAGAGGCGCCCAACGGGGCCCTCGCCATCAAGGCGTTGGATAGTGGGTCTCGAGCCCTGGGCTACGGGGCGCGCACCGCACAAGGGAATGTGACGCAGAACAACTATATTGCACTTGTGCCGCCGACCAGCGCCTCGGCGTCCTCGTGGGCTGAGCAGTACAAACCCGGCGCAATCTTCGACTCTGTTGCTAAGGAGGTTAGTGATGGGCTGCAAGAAGGGTAAGAAAGGTGGCGGAAAGAGGAAGTGAGCCACAAGTAATTTGGAAGCCGCAACCAGGGCCCCAAGAGGCCCTGATTGCTTGTCCAGTCTTCGAAGTTTTCTACGGCGGCGCCCGTGGAGGGGGAAAGACGGACGGCTCCATCGGGGATTGGCTATCCCATTCTGGGCAATACGGGGAAGATGCGATCGGCGTCTTCTTCCGCCGGACGTTTAAGCAGCTTTCGGAAGTAATTGCCCGTACTCACACGCTTTATTCGAAGGTTGGGGGGAAGTGGAATGGAGAGCGGAGCGAATGGACGATGCCCCGCGGCGGCCGCTTGCTCTTCCGCTACCTCGAGAGGGACCGCGATGCGGAAAACTACCAAGGGCATAACTACACCAGAGTCTATTTTGAGGAAGTCACCAACTTTCCCTCGCCCGATCCGATTGACAAGCTTAGGGCAACTCTCCGTTCTGCTAAGGGCGTCCCCGTCGGAATGCGACTCACAGGGAACCCAGGAGGACCCGGCCACTCGTGGGTTAAGAAGAGGTATATAGATCCCTGGCCGGCAGGGTATAAAATCCTCACGGATAGGTTTGAGAACCCCTTTAATGGGGAGGTTGTAGAGCTTGAGAGGGTGTTTATCCCCGCGAAGCTCTCCGACAATAAGCTGCTGATGGATAATCAGCCGACCTATGTCGCTCAGTTGCAGCAGACGGGCTCTAAGCAGCTCGTTGATGCGTGGCTTCGCGGCCTCTGGGACATTATCGACGGCGCCTTCTTCGCCGAATTCGACCCGATTAAGCATGTTTTGCCCGCCGATTTCATCTCCCGCGTCCCGCCACACACTCTCACCTTCCGCGCATTCGACTGGGGCTATGCAAAGCCCTTTTCCTGCGGTTGGTACGCCGTTTCAGATGGCTCTTGGGGCCTCCCCCGCGGCGCGATGCTTAAAATTCAAGAATGGTACGGCTCAACAGGCCGCCCGAACGAAGGAATGCGCCTCGACGCCCCTCTTGTAGGCCAGGGAATCCGCGCCAAGGACCTCGAACTCGAGGAACGCTTCCATCTCAGGGTCAAGTACGGTGCCGCGGACCCCTCGATTTTCATCCGAGACGGCGGCCCCTCCATCGCTGAGCAAATGGCCGGCGTAGGCTGCATCTGGCAGCGGGCGGATAACAAGCGAGTACCCGGCTGGGCCCAAATGCATTCGCGGCTGACGGGCCTCGATGGCGTGCCAATGCTTTACTTTCTCGAAACCTGCGATGATACGATCAGGACGATCCCGCTGTTACAGCATGATCAGAGGAATGCGGAGGACTTGGACACGGAGGGAGAGGATCACGCTGGTGACGAGACACGCTATGCGTGTATGAGTAGGCCGTGGGTCCTTGACGCAGTGACCGAACGTGGGATATCATTCCCGAAGCTGCCGGGACAGCTCACTTTCAATGATGTGCTCCAGATGAATCGTAGAAAGCGTCTGGAAAGCCAAGGTGAACTCTGGTGAAAACTGCTAAAGAGTGGAATACGGCTATTTCCGACCGCCAAAAGGCGCTGGAAAAAGACTGGCTGAAGGACGCGCGAGACGTCGTGCGCATTTATGAGGCAGATGATCCGGAGACGACGCCGTTTAACATTCTGTACTCGAATACAGAGACACTCATGCCGGCGCTGTATAATAGCACGCCGCGGCCAGAGGTCTCCCCTCGCTACTCTTCCATGTCGAGGGATCGGAAGTTGGATGCCGCGGTCGCTCAGACCTCCGAGCGAGTGCTGGAATACACCGCGGACACGAATTCAGGGGAATATGAGTCCTTCGACGAGGCTACACGGGACGCCGTCCTGCAGGCGCTCTTGCCTGGGCAAGGCCAAACTCGCGTAAAGTTCAAGGATTCCTCCGGAAAACAGCAGATTTGCCTCGAAAGCGTCGCTTTTGACCGTTTCCTCTGGGGGTACTCTAGGAAGTGGCAAACAGTGCCTTGGGTGGCCTATGGCCATGATCTGACAAAGGCCGGTTTCGAGGCAGAATTCCCCGAATTCTCGCGGAAAGCGGTTTATAAGAAGCTGGATTGGAAGGCGCTGGAGGAAAAGGCGCAGCAAGGGAAGAGTGTTTGGGATCCTGACCCGAATGGAAAGGATAAGAGGAAAGAACCGACCCTTCTCGTGTGGGAAATCTGGGAGCATGACACGAAGCGGACGTGGTTCGTCTGCGACGAGTGGGAAGATGAGTTTGTGGATGAGGGGAAGTACCCGTTTAACATTACTTCCCGGTTCCCGAGTCCGAAACCGCTGCAATTCCTCAAAAGGGTCAATACGACGACTCCGCGGCCGCTTTATATGGAGTATAAGCCGCAAGCGGAGGAGCTGAATGACATTACGCGGAGGCTCAAGCGGGTTGTAAGAGCCATCCGGGTGCGAGGGATCTACCACCCCGCGCTGTCAGTGATGGAGGATCTGCTCAAAGAGGCCTCGGATAACGCCTTTTTGCCGGCGGAACAAGCTCAGACCATTGCGGATAGCGGCGGCATCGACAAATTCATCTGGATGCTGCCCACTCAGGAGCTGGTGCAAACCGCTCTTTCCCTCTATGATGCGAGGGAGAAGTGCAAGCAGACCATTTATGAGATTATGGGCATTGGGGATGTGCTCAGAGGGCAATCCGTTGCCTCCGAGACCGCCAAGGCCCAGGAAATCAAGAACCAATGGGGGTCGCTGAGAGTTAAGC